CGAGACCTTCTTCTTTTCTTGCAGCTCGATTAGAGCATTGCCAAAGTGAATAGCCACAGAGCCTCCTACCACGGAACGTCAGACGAGAACGGATCATCTACAGGATCAGCAGACGCTACAGGTGCAGGCGCAGAGTCTTGCTTGGGCTGCTTGCGCTTAACCTTGTGACGAAAATAGCCCTTCTTGCCATTTTGAGGCGGATACCATTTAGAGTCTAAGAATAAGGGAATGCCTTCAAAGTCTAAGCTTCCAGTAAAGTCGTACTGCCAATCTTCTACTTTCTTATCGTTCTTAAAGGTTGCGCCGGTGTTAGTGTTGTCGTAATCCATTTGATTTCTTCCAGTTTGAGTTAATAAAATTATTCAGTGCGACACAGTCGTCGCATATCAAGTAGTCTTTCTGGTTTTTGATTCTTGCAAGGCAGCACTCACAGGTCTTATTGCTTAGGCCTGCGGTAGCTGCTCTAGGCTTCTGGTTCATCTCCACCCCCGTTAGCTAATCGGAATTCGGTAGAATGAATAATCTCCCGCTCCTTTGTACTAAACGGACCGCCCTTGCTAGGCGCTTTCCAAAGCAGAGTTTTAACGTCGTTATCCAAAGAAAACCATTCCTCGGACGCAGAGCTTAGATCGCCCAATGATATGCCCGCCTTGATAGCCATGACCGACTCGCCATAGGCTAGCATCGTAGCCGTGTTCTCAATAAGTAATTCGTAAACTTCTTTCTGAGAAATCCCTGCTTTAGCTTCGTTCTGCTGAGATATGGCGTTAGCCACCTCATCCGCACTCGCGTACTCAGTACCACCCAATCCAAACGCCGCAAGTGCTCGGCCAATAGCTGAGGTCTCGCAGTTCTCGACGTGTGAGGTCTTGTTGATGTTGGTAGAGCCACGCACCTCATGAGCCAAGCCAGTAGCAATTAGCTTACCGTTATCACTTATTGACGCCTTAACTACCACGTCTTCACCTTCCCATCGGACAATCTCTGTCTCAATAGTGAGGTCAGCAGACACTGCGCGAAACGCCGCTACCCGCTCTGCTACAGTTTTGTATTCCTTACCGTGAATATTTACAGGCATGACGGCTCTCCCTTAAGTTGCTCCATGCGAGTCTTAAGCTCGTTGCGGTAGAGAGAGTTCATTTCAGACTCGTACTGCAAATAGTCAGCAGAGTTCTTAGGGTACGGATTGGCATCAAAGCCCTCACCGTAGAGATAGTCAGAAAAGGCCTGAGCCTTGGGGAATTCTTTAAAATCCATGTCGTTCTCCTTTTGTTATTGGAGAGGACAGTATATAGATCAGTTTACTTCATCGCAACAGTTTTATTTACCGTTGCGAATCATTTCTGTTAACTCAATAGCCCTAGATCTGACCTGCTTTGCCCACCGTGAGTCCATGAACTCGTCGGCTGCTAGGCTGTAGTCTGCCACCTCCATAGCGGCCAGTGCCTTCTTAAACAGTCTCAAACGTGTAGCCCCAAGATTAAAGCTAATGTCTATCAGTGCATTCTTTCGCGCATCGTCTAGGCTATTGAACCAGGGGTACTCTGCGCTTAGCTCTTTTGTGACTCGGAGGATGTCACCCTCGAGCAGCATGTCTACCTCTTCGTCGCTGAGGCCTATGCCTCCGTTGGGGTCTATGTTTCGTCCGATTCCGATAGTCCAGTGACCCGCCGGGCACATGTAGGCAACATGACGGCCATTTTTTTTGACTTCGCCCTCGTGGCGCTTGAGCATGTCTATTAGCAGGCTATTCTTCGTCATCATAGGAATAGTTCATCTCTTGGCAAAGCATTTGAGAAGCAGAGGCTAAGACACCGACTACAACGAAGAGAGACATTCCATCCTCTAGGAGTTCTGCAATTAGCTCATGCAGCCCTGTGTACATCCTTTCGGCTAAAACGTCCTGCTTGTCGGTGGTGTTTAACTGTACGACATTATCGCTCATTTGGTCACCATGCACGGATCAGGGAGAATGATGCCAGTAGACAGCAGTAGAGCCGTTCTGGCGGCCTTTCTAATATACGACACAGGTTTGCCGCAGTACATCTTAAAATCGCTTACAGCGCCCCTAGTGATGTCTCCTGGGTCGTATCCGTCCTTGAGGTTCTCTGTGATGGCGCAGCTAGCTGTTGCAGAAAACAGTAGTGAGATTGCAATAGCCCGCCATGTCGTGGTCGCTGATCGCATCACCTATACCTCTGTCTCTTCGGACGTACTTTTCTGGAGGGTTTATCCAAGTCTTACCCCAGTTGTCGAAGTAGACCATAGTTTGGCCTGCGTCTGGGCAGAACCCAATAGAGGGGATTCGAGCCACCATGTCAGAGCCGTGAACGAATGAGACCTGAGACTTAAGCTTCTTCATCTTGGCCTTTGAGGGCCGCAGGAAGACGTTTGGCTTACCGAAGGTGATCAGCCTCACGTTAGGGAAGAATCGGCAGCAGTGAGCTGATAGCTCTGCCAGGGCACCGCCGAGAGAGTGACCTACAAAGATAATCTCTTTCTTGGGGTCAAGCTTAGATAAGATTTCTTTCCAAACTGACCTGTGAGCCATCATGAAACCGCCATGCACCCACCGGCCACTGTAGCGCCAGGGGAATGCTGTCAGGTTAAAGATCCAATCTCTAGCCTGCTGTGTTCCTCGGAAGACTACATATTGATGCCTAGCATGCTCAATGATATATGCCGTGGTTGAGGTCTTGGAGTTTTCTATCTTGATAGCTCCGTCCATATCCTCGTCGTAGGCCTTCAGAGCGTACTTAGCCGCCTTCTTGATCAGTCTCTTGTTCACAGGTGATCTCGATACGGTTAGGAGCCACAGAGGTCGCTACAGCCTCACGATTAGCAATGCGTTGAGAGGCAGGAAGGTCGCAATACTTCTGAACCGCATCGGACACTATGTCCAATGACGAGCAGTTGGCTAAGAATAGAACAGGTACGAGCAGTAGATATTTCATAATTACCCCATTGTGCTAAACCATGTCGTGATCCCGGCCACCACAACAATCCAGAAAAGACGCTCAGCAAACCGGCCGCTGACTGCATTAATTGCCATAGTGTCTATCTTTGACTCTATAGCAGTTATCTTGTCATCAATAGCTGACTGACGCTTAAACACTGTAGAAATTTGCTCCTCAGCCCTAGCTAGGGAAATCATGGTCTCGCTGAGCCTGTCAATTTTAAGCTCTACTCGCGTCAGCCGGTCTTCCATCTATATCACCACATTCGCTTGATCGTACTCTCGAGGGATCTCGTAGGTACAAGTCATCAGCTTGCCTCCCTCTGCCTTGTAAACGATTAGGTCCATCGTGTGATTTGAACCATATCCCATGCTTGAGTGCCAACGGTCCGGCGGGGGCAAACAACCGTGCTTGGACACTGTTACTCCCTCAAACTCTTGAATACTCTGGTGATGGAAATGGCCCACCAAAAATTGTCTGTGGGTGGTCTCACCCCAATCCTTTGGCATATCTCTAGGCATGATCTGGGCAAGTTTAGCGGCCTTTATCTTATCGCCGTGGTGTATGCCTAGCAGCCACTTATTCCACCTAACATAATGAACATATTGAGATGATTTTAGCACATTTACTCTTGGCTCAGACTTAAAGTAAACCTCGAGCACCACCTGGATAACTAGGCTCGTGTGATCGTCATGATTGCCCCTAGCGACCACCAGAGTCACGTTGTCGCACTTAGTGAGCATCTGCTCAACGCCGTTCATTAGAACCTGCGCGCATGCTCTGAGCTGATCCTCGTAAGAGCATGACATGTCTACCAGGGTGCCCTTCGTGGTAGTGGATGGGTTGGCTCGGTCTGAATGCGCCAGATCTCCTAGAGAAACTAGCAGCCCATTTTTCGCTTCCGGCATCTGCTCAACGAGTGTAAAAATAGCCTCGTCGATCTCTTGGGTGGCCTTGCTGACATTGAAGTCTCTGTCACCTGTCTCCTTCTTGAACGCAAGCGCACCAACGTGTGCATCCCCGATTATCACCGACGGCAAGAGGTCATCTTTTCGGACCTTCTTGCCCTTAGCCTTGCGCTTGACCGGGATAACTCCCTTGCAGAGCTGCTCAACAAAAGCATTAAAGGCTTCTGCCTTCTCAGCCTCTGCGGCAGTCCTCTTCGTTTTTAGCCAGGTCTTGTTCCCATCTGGGTCTGCCGAGTACACAGAGCGACCGATCA